CGATGGACCTGCTCGCCAAGGAATCGCAGAAAGTGGGCATCGCCGCCGACGATCTGGCGCGCATCAAGTACGCCGCGGACGTCTCCGGCGTCTCGGCCGAAGCGCTCGACAAGGCGATCGGCAAGCTGTCGTCGTCCATGGCGACGCTGTCCACCGGCACCGACGAGACCTCGAAGCTCCTGCGCGCGATCGGCGTCACCTCGGGTGATTCACCGCTGGCGGCGCTCGAGAAGATCGCCGACCACTTCGCCGCGATACCCGACGGCGTCGAGAAGACGGCCGAGGCGATCAAGCTGTTCGGCGACAAGATGGGCCTGCAGCTCGTGCCCATGCTCAACCTGGGCGGCAAGGCGCTCGGCGACCTCGCGGGCGAGGCCGACAAGCTCGGTCTGGTGCTCTCGGGCGCGGTGCTTGAGCAGGCCGGCAAGTTCACCGACAACCTGGTGCGCATCCAGAAGGCGAGCGAGGCCACCTGGATGCAGATCACCGCCGGCATGCTGCCCGCGATTAGTGCGCTGGCCGAGGTGATGGTCTCGGTCACGAGCTCCGGCGACGAGTGGAAGACCTTTGGCGAGGGCGTCGGCGAGGTGCTGCTGCTGGTGGCCAAGGGCGTCACCTCCGTCGTGACGGTGCTGCGCGAAATGGGCACCGACATCGCCGCAGTCGCCGCCATGGTCGCCAATCCGACGCAGGCCGGCACGATCTGGACCGAGTGGGAGGCCGATCTGCAGCGTATCGACGCGCAGGAGAAGACCACCTACGCCAACCTCGACAGCGCCTTCGCGAAGGCCAAGCAGAACATGGACGCCACCTCCGAGAGCACGAAGAAGGCGAGCAGCTCCCTGGAGGACTACCTCAAGCAGATCGCCGAGCTCGAGGCGAAGCAGAAAGCCGACGAGGAGGCCAGGCGCGCGCGCGAGAAGCAGGCCGCCGACGACCGGGCCCGCTTCGACGCGACGCAGAAGGCCGCCGCCGCGGCGCTGGTGCAGATCCGCGACGCCGAGGTGAAGGCCAACCTCGAGCGCGACCAGTCCGCGACGGCCGCGGCGCGCGCAAACGACAAGCTGGGCACGACCTACGAGGAGGTCACGAAGGAGATCGACCGGCAGATCGAGGCGCAGCAAAAGAGCGACCTCGTCATGCAGGCCATGATCAAGCTCGCCCAAGACGGCACCGAGGAGCAGCAGAAGCTCGCCGGCGCCTGGCTGGCAACGTCGCTGCAGATCCAGAAGGCGGCGCCCGAGCAGAAGATGACCGACACGATGAAAGCGCTGAATTCCGGTTGGGACCGCTTCGTCGACTCGCTCGCCCAGGGCTCGGTCACGGTGGCGCAGGCCTTCAAGGGCATGGTCGAATCGATCATCGCCGACTTGCTGAAAATCTGGGCGAAGAAGTACATCCTGGACGCCTTCCAGGAGTTCTTCGGCGGCGCCGCGGGCGGCGGCTCGACGCCCGCGGGCAAGCACGCGCTCGGTGCCGTCTTCGACGCCGGCGCGCTGATTCCCTTCGCGCGCGGCGGCGTCATCAACCGGGCGGTGACGCTGCCCATGGCGCTGATGGGCGAGGCGGGCCCGGAAGCGGTGATGCCGCTCAAGCGCGGCGCCGACGGCGCGCTCGGCGTGGCCGCGGTCGGCGGTGCGGCCGGCGCGATCAACGTCGCGATTCACAACTACACCGACGCGCAGGTCTCGGCCCGGCGCGACGGGTCGGGCGACCTGCAGGTGATCGTCGAGGCCACGCGCAAGGCGATCGCCAGCGACTTCCGCCGCGGGGGCACCGACGTCGCGCGCGCGGCCGAGGCCGCCTATCGGCTCTCACGCGGGGCGGCGGCGCCCTTCTGAAGCCATGCCCACGACCAGCACGACATCCGCCCTGGCGACCGCGCGCGCGAGCGCGCCGGCCGGCGTCGATATCTGGCAGACCCTCGAGCTCGATCACCCGCTCTGGGCGGCCTCGTACTACTTGACGAACGCGCCGGCGGCGTTCACGGTGACGCTCGAGACCGGCGTGACGGCCACGTTCACGCCGTTTCCGTTCTCCATCAAGCTGCCCACGGTCGACGGCGCCGGGCAGCAGGATCTGCAGGTATCGCTCACGAACGCCGACCAGGCCATCGCCGACGCGGTGCAGATCGCGCACGCCGACCCGACGCAGCGAATCACCGCGGTCTATCGCGAATACCTGTCCTCGCTCGGGACGACGCAGCAGCCGCAATCGGCGCCGCTGCGCCTGGCCTTCGACTCGATCCAGATCACCGAGGATGCGGTCACGGGCGTCGCGGGCCGCTCGGACGTCTTGAACCGCCGCTTTCCGGGCCTGTGGTACGACGTCGCGCACTTTCCGGGGCTCGATCGATGAGCATCGACTGGCGCATCGTCGACGCGGCGCTGCTCGAGCTCGTCGGCGCGCCGTTCGAGCACGGCGCGCGCGGGCCGCGGGCCTTCGACTGCTGGGGCTTGGTGCTCGAGCTGCGCCGCCGCCTTGGGCTGCCGCTGCCGCCGGACTTCGCCACGGGCTGCCTGGAGCGGGCGCAGGCGCACGCGCTGTTCCATGCCGATCGCCCGGGCTGGCGGCGGGGGCCGCTGTCGCACGGCGGCATCATCCTCGCGCCTGGCGCGGCGCACGCCGGCGTGCACATCGCGGGCCGCGTCGTGCACGCGCAGAAGACCGCCGGCGTCGTCGCCTGGTCGATCGCGCACTGGTCGACGGCCTTCGGCGACCTCGAGTGCTGGGAGTCCGCCTAGATGGCCGACGTACTGGTGTTGCTGAACCCGCTGGACGTCTCGCGCCGCCGGCGTTGGCAGATCGGCGACGAGGTCGCGCTGCTGGCTTGGATCGGCGAGCACGAGCCGGGCATCGGCGAGCTGGAGCGCGCGGTCTACGTCAACGGCCGGCGCTGCACCGATGCGGCCTACCGCACGCAGCCCGGCGACGAGGTGCTGATCGCCTTCGCGCCGGGCTACACGGCGGCCTATCTTGCCCTGCAGGCGATCATCGCCTACGCGGTCGGCTACGTCCTGAACAAGATGTTCGCGCCGTCGAAGCCGGCGGCGGGCTCGACGCCGCAGGCCTCGCAGGTGTACGGCATCGCGCAGCCGAAGAATGCCGCGCGCCTGGGGCAGCCGATCCCCGCGATCTACGGCTCGGTCGTCGCACTGCCCGACTTCGCCGCGCAGCCGTACACGATCTTCAACGGCAACGACCAGTACCTGCACGCGGTGCTGTGCCTGGGGCTGGGCGAGTTCGACATCGCCGAGATGCTGCTCGGCGACACGCAGGCCTCGACGCTGGCCGATGGCGTCATCAAGTACCGCGTCTGGCTGCCCTCGGCGCACGGCTCGACTTTCGGCGTCATCGAGGGGCAGACCGGCGTGCGTGAGAACGTCGTCTCCTCCGACGCCGTGGCCACGCAGGAGCTGGTCGCGCCGAACATGGGCGGCGTGCTCACGCCCACGACCTGGTACTGGAAGGCCTCGAACGTGACGCTGACCGACACGCAGCCCACCGGCGTGCAGCTGTACCAGCAGACCACCCTCGCGGGCAAGCTCGGGATGCTGCCGCCCGCGCCAGCGCTGGGCGTGCAATCGCTCAATTGCGCGATCGCTGCCCGTGGGCAGTCGCCCGCCTGGACGGGTGCCGACTACACCGCGACCGCCTACACCGCGACGCAGGTCGTCTATTCGAGCGACCTGGTGCCGCCGCCGACGTACTCGCAGGCCGGCACGAACAAATGGATCGGCTACTTCGCCAGCTGCAAGCCCGGACAGCACGGGAGCCTGCTCGAATACGACTTCACCTTCCCGAATGGCCTGTTCACCGCGGACACCTCGGGCAACCTCGCGAACTGCACGGTCAATGTCACCGTCGAGGCGGTGCCGATCGATGCGAACGGCAACCCGACCGGCGGTGCGACGCAGTCGTTCGCCGAGACGTTCACCGCGAAGGACAACACGCCGCAACGCGTCACGATCTCGCACCCGGTGCCCTCGGGCCGCTACATGGTGCGCGCCATGCGCTCGAGCAACTCCGACGGCAAGGCGACGACGGCCGATCACATCATCTGGGCGGGCCTGAAGTTCCAGCTCGATCCGCCGCCGGCGGGCACGAAGGTCTACGGCAACGTCACGCTCGTGTCGGTGATCCTCAAGGCCACGAACGGCGTCGCTGATGACGCCGCCTCGAGCATGCGTTTTCGCGTGACTCGGCGCCTGGCGCCGCTGGGCTCGGGGGCGACCGCGCCGAGCTCGAACCCGGCCGACGCCTTCGTCGACATCCTTTGTGCCGCCTATGGCGGCGCGCGGCCGGTCAATGGTGATGAGCTCGACCTGACGGAGCTCACCTCGAGCCGCGCGGCGTGGGCCGGCGCGAACGGCTTCAACGCCGTCTTTGATCAACCCTCGACCGTCTGGGAGGCGCTCGGCCTGGCGGTGCAGACTGTGCATGCCGCGCCGCTGCCCGTGGGCTCACGCATGTCGCTCATCCACGACGCGGTGCAGCCAGTGCGCGCGCAGCTGTTTACCGATGCCAACATCGCCGCCGGCTCGCTCAAGGTCACCGAGCAGTTCGACCAGACGGGGACGCCCGCGGGCATCCGCGTGAACTGGCGCGACCCGACGACCTTCTCGCAGGTCGCGCTGCTGCAGCCGCCCGACGCGCCCGACTTCACGACGATCGACCTGTTCGGCTGCACGGCGGCGGCGGTCGCGCAGGATCACGCCGACCTGGCGGCCGCCAAGCGTGCCAAGCAGCGCACGACGATTGAATTCGACACCGAGCTCGAAGGCCTGAACGTGCTGCCGGGCGATCGGATCGGCGTGGCCGCCGGCATGGTGAAGTGGGCGCAAGGCGCGCGCGTGGACTCCGTGGCCGGCCTCGCGTTGACGCTGTCGGCGCCGCTGACCTGGGCCACGGGCGCGACCTACGCGGTGCAGCTGCGCCGCCCGGACGGAACGCCGGAGCGCCAGACGGGCGTGACGCGCGGCTCGGCCGACAACGTGCTCGTGCTCGCGAGCGCACCCTCGTTCACGATCACCGGCGCGCACGACCAGCTCGAGGCGACGGCGCTGTCGTTCGGCGTTGTCGACCAGGAGGTGACCGACTGGACGGTGAGGACGGTCATCCCGAACGGCGCCACGGTGACGCTGGCCGGTGTCAATTACGACCCGTCGATCTATGCGAGCTCGGCCGCCTACACGCGCGGGCCCGTGCTCGAGGAAGGCGTCGCATGATGAACTACCCGAGCCAGCTGCCGTGCGTCTCGCGTATCGAGGGGCACTCGGCGACGCTGTCGTCTGGCGTGGTGCGCACGCCCATGGAAGCCGGCAACACCCGCCAGCGCCGCATGCAGCGCGTGCTGCCGCATCAGATCGCGCTCGTCTTCGTGATGTCGCAGGAGGTCTATGGCGATTGGCTCGCCTGGGTCAACGCCTATGCATTCGACGGATTCTTCGCGTTGCAATTGCCGGGGCTGCTCGCCTCGCGCGCCGACGCGGACACCGTGGGCGTGCCGGTGCGCTTCATGAGTGACATCTCCGCCGAGCTCATCCCCGCGAATCGCCTGTGGTACTGGCGCTGCCGGGTCAGCGCCGAATGGTTGCCGATGGCGGCCGACCTGGCGGTGCTGCCGTTCGGCGACTGGGCCGTCTCGGGCGGCGCGATCCCCGACTGGATCGTGGGCGGCACGCCGCCGGCGCCGTCGATGCCGGACACGTTCACCGCGGGCACCGCGACGACGCCCTCGGGCATCGCCGGGTAAAGAAAGGACACATCGCCATGACCGACACCCTCGCACGCATGCGCCAGCTCGTGGGCACGCCCGCGCAGTGGGCCGCGAACGACCTCGTGATCGGCGCGGCCGAGATCGCGCTGGAGCTCCAGGCCGACGGCAACTCGTACCGCTGGAAGATCGGCAACGGCACGAAGAACTACAGCCAGCTCGCCTACCAGGTCGATGTGCCCACGCTGTCGGGCCCGGCCGGCGCCGCGCAGGTGGGCTTTGTGCAGTCGGGCGCGGGCGCCGGGCAGCGCACCGCGCAGGACAAGATGCGCGACGCGGTCGCGGCGCAGGACTTCACGGGCTACGACCCGACGGGCGTCAACGACTGCACGGCGATCCTCGTCGCGGCCGACCTCGAGGCGCGCAAGCGGGGCCGCGCGCTGCGCGTCGGGGGCACGCCGCGCGTGAAATCGACGATCACGCTCGCGGCGAAAACGCACTGGATCTTCGAGGGCCCGCACGGTGCCGCGGCCGGCGATTGGCCCTCGAGCTACCTGCTCAAGGATGCGGGGCTGAACGGGACGTGCCTGGTGTCCAACGCCGACGGCACCAAGCTCGAGGGCGGCGGGATCTGCGCCGAGTCGGGCAACGGCGGCGACCTGCTGCAGGTCAAGCGCAATTCCTTCGTATGGCGCGGCGCGCCGTACTTCGACCGCGCGGGGCGCGACTGCATTCGCATCGGCGACGACAACGGGCCGTCCAACGCGAACGGCTTTTACCTCGAGATGCCCATCGTGCAGCGCGCCGGGCGGCACGGCATCAACATCGACGACAAGCCCTCGGGCGCGCCCGACGCGAACGGCGGCCTGATCGCGCGCACGCTCGTGCAGGGCGCCGCGCAGTGCGGCATCCGCTTCGGCAATGCGAACCTGGGCAATGTGGTCTCCGCGCCCATCGTCGAGACCTGCGGCACGGGCCTGTTGTTCGACACGCAGAGCAATCGCAACGTCGTGGTCGGCGGCGACATCGAGGCCAACACGACGAACGTCAGCTATGCGACGCCGGGCAACCAGTACGGCAACCGGCTCGTCAACGTCACCGTGCAGGGCGTGGTCGTCAACTCCGACCATGGCACCTATGCCTGGACGCCGGTACTCGTCGGGGCGACGACCGCGGGCGCCGGCACCTACACGACGCAGAAGGGCGTCTACACCCTGTCGGACGGGGTGATGATCTTCGAGGCCGAGATCACCTGGACGGCGCATACGGGCACCGGGCAGCTCTACATCAACCTGCCTAACCCGCTGGCGAATTCGCTCTCGGGCGGGGTGTCCAACCCGCCGACGTTCATCCCGGTCAACCTCGTGACGCAGAACCTGACGATCCCGGCGAACGCGGTGCCCTCCGGGCTGGTCTCGAGCTTGTCGAACCCGCCGCAGGTGCGGTGCTACAGCTACCTGTCGGGCGTGCTCACGGCGCTGGCCCTACCCGCCTCGGGCACGATCTACGTTTCGGGCGTCGTGCCGTGGCTGCAGAGCGTGTGAGCGTCCTCGCGCTGGGCCTGGCCGGTTGCATGTCGATGGACGGCCCGTGCCAGGTCGACGTCGCGCGCGAGGCGGGCGATGCGCGCGCCGCGGTGCAGTGCGAGGCCGGCGGCGAGCTCACGATCGTCGCGCCGGGCGCTGTCCTCGAGGCCGCGGGCCGCGCTGCGGCTGAGGCGCCCGCCGCGAGTGCTGGCGGCCGGTAGCTCCCCTTGTTTGCAGCTACTTTGCAGCGTTACTTGCGCAGGCCCGGCAGCGCGAGCAGCTCGAGGCCTTGCGCCGTCGTCTCGCCGCGCAGGTGCGCGTAGTTCTTCTCGAGCATGCGAACGCTGGTGCCCGCGACCTTCGCGATGGTGTTCAGATCCATCTCGTTGGCGCTGACCAGGTCGGTGATGGTCGAGTGCCGCAGCCAGTACAGCGTGCAAGCCGCGGGCAGGCGCGCCGCGCGCACCGCGGCCTTGACCGGCTCTTTCCAGGAATCCTTGTCCCAGGGCTTGCCGTCGCCGCGCGTGAACAGCCACGCGTCGGGCAGCTTGTCCTTCGCGAGCCGGTCGAACAGCGCCGCGGCCGAGGGCGAGATCGGGATCATGCGGTCGTGGCCTTTGTCGTCGCTCACCGCGTGCTGGCGCCCGAGGTCGAGCATCGGGCCGGTGTAGCGGCTCGCCTTCTTGTAGTCGCGCACCTTGCAGGCGGCGACGACGCCGGGCCGAAGGGGCAGGAGCGACAGGGCGGTGGCGAAGGCGGCCAGGTCGGGCGCGCAGCACTGGATCAGCCGGGCGCGCTGCTGCGGCGTCAGGGTCGCGCCCTCGCGGCGGCGCTCGGCGCCGGTGATGGGCACGAGCTTCTTGCGCCAGGCCTCGTCCGAGGTGACGAGCTTGTCGTCGAGCGCCAGATTCAGCGCCGCACGGAAGGGCGTCACGTCGCGGTTGAGCGTCGCATCCGAGCGCCGGCCTCCGCGGTTCGCGCCCGACTCGTTCGGGCGCTCGCGCAGGCGCTGCAGCCAGTCGGCCACGTGCGCGGGGGCTAGGCGCCGGAGCTTGACCTGCGCGAAGCGCCGGTTCGCGTCGTCGCGCGCGATCACATCGTCGGGCGCGCCTTCGGCGGTCGGCGGCGGGTTGACGTAGGCCGCGAACCGCGCCTTCGCGTCCGCGCCGGCCTTCTTCTTGCCGAGCGCCTCGAGGTGCTTGACGTAGCGGTCGCAGGCGTCGGCGACCGAGGCGTCCTCGATCACGCCGCCGGCGTCGAGGTGCTTGAACCAGACCTCGGCGGCGGCTTTCGCGGCGTCGAACCGCTCCGAGTCCGGACGCGTGGCGAAGTCGCCGAGCGTCGTGAAACGGCGCGCCTGGTTGTCGCGGTTGTAGTAGTAGGCCTTCCACATGATGCCGTCGGCGGACTTGCGCACGCCCACGAACCGACCGGTGCCCAAGGGATGCCAGTAGGGCTCGTGGCGCGGCTCCAGGCGCGCGCGGTCGGTGACGGTCTTGATGGGCTTGTGCACGGTGGGGATCTCCGGGGTCGAAACAAGGTGGGGGTTACGGCATGGGTACTGCAAAGTGCCCTTTCGGGAAGCTTCGCCGTGCTTCGCTCCCCACCGTGCAGTGTATAGGAAACATGGCGAATCTATGCAGTAAGAAGAGTGACATTCCCCTCCTTGACATGGTGGGGGTCGGAGGTTCGAGTCCTCTCGCGCCTACCAAGATTTCATAAGCTAAATCAACGACTTAGCGAATCTTGGCGAAAACCTGCAGCCCGGCCTTACGGCACAGTTACGGCAAACACCTATAAAAAAGCACGCCGAAACATAGCGAAAAAGCGACGCTTCAGCGTCGCTTTTGCTTTTCCACCCTTGCACTAGGGTCAAGTGTCGGAGCGCCGCTTTCGGCCTCGAGCGCCAGGCAAGCCAGGAGCTCGAACGCGGTTGCTTCGCTCCAGTTGCGGCTTCGCCGGCTCTGCCTCCGGCTGCGACTCCGCCGGCTTCGCAGGCGCTTCATCGCCGCCCGTCTTGCGGATCCAGGCACGCACGTCCTCGACGCGCCACAGCGCCACGCGCCGGCCGATCTTCACGGGCTTCGGGAACTGGCCGGCGCGCACCATGGCGCGCACATGCTGCTCGGTCAGGGGCAGGATGCCGGGCTGCGGCGCCCGCGGCTCGATGCGCTTTTTCGGCGTGCTCAGGCGTGCGGCGTCAGCCTCGCTCAGGCCCGGGTCGCCGACGATCTGCTGCATGCGAACGAAGCCCTCGGCGGGCAGACCTGGCACGATCGTCTGGGACATGGCGGTTACTCCTTGCGTTCCTTCAATCTCTCGGATCGTCGCGACGCCACGGCGTGTGCGTCGCGCCGACCATCTTGTCGAACGTGGCTGCGCACTCCAGCAGCGGAATCGCCGCCTCAGCGAGCTGCCGTCCGATGCCGGATACGACACCGACGCTCCACTCGAGCTCGCGTCGCTGGCGCCCAAAATCGCCGCTGTACTCGGCCGCCTTCGAGCGCAGGCGCAGGAACGTCGGCTCGTCCAGCGCAAGACAGCCGAAGACCCAGGCGAAGTCGTAGCCCCATGACCCGAAGGTGTGCTGGGCCGGGCTCATGACTTCTCTCCCGTGGCCCTTGCGATGGCGGCGTAGCCGGCGTCCAGCAAGCGCTGGTCGGGGGCCTTCGCGATGTCGTCGTGGTAGGCGAGCAGCGCCTTCAGCGCCTCCAGCGTCTGGGCGAGCAACTCATCGCGGTCGTCGAAGGGGGCGAACTCGTGCACCGGAGCCGTCTGCCAATGGATCTGGATTTCCCGGTCGTCGTCTCCGCGCGCGGGGAGAGCCCCAGGTGCGGCCGGATGCAGTTCCCAATGCAGCTTCGACCAGGTTGCCTCGACGTGCATGAAGTTCTCGAATCGACCTTCACGCCCGGCGAGCACGACGTGCGCGCAGATGTCGAACTCGCGCAGCGTGGCCTCGATGAGCGCTCGCGCCTGGCGCAGGCGTTCGGCTTCGACCTGTTCGTCGACGGGCTCGGTCATAGAACCATCCGCAGGGGGAACGACAACGCGCCCTCGCTCGGTGGGCGCTGCTCGGCGAGCTCGCGGTCGAACTGGCTGCAGTCGTCGCTTCGCCTGACCGCGATGCGCGTGATCCAGCAGATCACCTCAACGCCGCTCTCGCTGGCGCCTTCCCAGATTCGCGCGGGCACGCCGTTGACAGTCGCGAACTGGCTCGTGCTCTCGATGGTGATCTTCACGATTGCCGCTCCAGCTCGTCGCGCTCGAAGTCGCGCGCGACCTGCGGGATGAAGGCGAGCCATTCCGGGCCGATCCGGTCGATCGCGTCGGCCAGGCTGTAGCCCATCGCGGAGATCCACTCGGGCTGATTCAGCGCCATCGCGACGGCGAGCTTCTCGCCGGTCGACTGCACCGACCAGGCCGGCTCGCCATGGCGCTTCGCATCGCGCGCCTTTCCGAGCAGTTGCCGGTACTCCGGGTGGTTCGTGTTCGGCTTGTGCATGGCTCATCACCTCCTGGCGGGGTCGCGCGCAGCGACGGTACTGGTTTGGCCGGGCTCGAACGGCTGCACGACGACCTCGGCGAGGACGGTTTTCGCCACCACCGGCGGGACATTGGCCACGAGGCCGCGGTTCACGCCCGAGCCGGCCACGATGACCAGCGCGATGCGCATGCCCTTCTGCTTCTGGATGTCGGCGGCCGCGGCGAGCACTTCCTGCAGGTGCGCATGCAACACGTCGACGCCGAAGGCCGGCGCGTCGGGCTGGACGATGTCCAGGCGCGGCGGCGGCGGGGGATTCTTCGCCTTCATGCCGGGCCCCCGGTGCGCTCGGCCCATCCGGAGCGAAATCCCTCGCGCCAGGCCTCGGCCAGTGGCGCCGTGGCCGCTGCGTCGCGCTGCGTGAAGGATTGGATGATCAGCTCGCCGACCGCGACGATGCGCTCATTGAGCTCGCGCAGCGCGCCGGCGGCATCGCGGTGCTGCCTGGCTTCGGCTTCGAGGAGGGGCAGCCCGCTCGTCACTGACGCGGTGACCTCGGTCATGGTCGCCGCGCGGCCTTCGGCCCACCATTCGAGGCTCTCGGGCTCGCCGAGCCGGAACAGTACGCCGTCGGGCCCGGCGGTCGTCACGAAGCGCCGCGTCGTCCACAAGCACGAGACGCCAGGATTGCGCCTGAGCATGATGCCGGCCGGCTCGTGGCTGTCCTCGGGCATGCCCTTGTCGCGCCGGTGCGCGTGCGGCCGCGTCAGAAACGGGCACGCGCGCACCGCGTACCGCACGCACTCGAGGTGCGAGGGCGGCTCGGCGATCGTGCGCGTGACGCAGCACATCGGACCGATGCAAAACGTCCGGTACGAGCCGAGCGGCTCGCCACACATCCAGCACCGCGCCTGGCGCAGCGCCGTGCGCAACTTCGCGCCGTCCATGACGCGGTGGTCGGGTTTGCCGTCGATCCACGCGACGAACCAGGGCACTGGAAAGCCGCGATCGTCGATGGGCAGGTGCGCCAGGCGCGGGGGCAGCGCCGGCAGGTCGAAGCGAAGCGTATGGCGCATGTCAGGTGTTCCCTTCGGGGTTCCAGCGAACGCGCCAGGCGCTCGTGAGCACGGCGAGCGCGTCGGCGTCGACGCCGGCCGTGCGCGCCTCGTCGAGGACGAGGCCCGCCGTCTCGCCATCGGTGGCGCCCTCGATCGCGGCGCGGTACGCGTCGAGCGTCTTGGGCGCGGGCGCCTGGTCGGCCTCGGAAGGCGGCGGCGCGGCGTTTTCGGCGGCGGCCTTGCGCCGTCCGCGGCGCGCCGGCGCCGGCGCCGCGTCGCTGGCCGGTGTCGCATCGGCCACGGCCGCGGCGCGGTCCTCGGGCTCGAACCAGTCGGCCGCGGTGCTCATGGCGTCCCGGAGGCTGCGATAGATGCGCTTCAAGCCCACCACCTGCGCCGGCGCGATCGCCTCGATGCGACGCTGCAGGCGCTGCTCGATCTGCGCGCGCGTGACGCCGAACTCGGCGAACGCGTCGAGCATCTTGCCCATGGCCTCGGGCGAGGTATCCGCGCGCGCCTTCATCGTGCGCTCGCAGGCCTCGACGGCGGCGTTGACCAGGCCGGAGGGAATCACCGCCTCGAGGCAGGCGCGCTTGCGGCGCTGGCCGGCGTTGGCGACGATCTCGTAGATGTCGCGCTCGTCCGTGACCGCATAGCCGCCCTTCTTGGTGTCGCGCCAGTGGCGCACGGTGAAGGCGCGCCGGTCGCGGAATCCCGATTCGAGGTCGATCGCGAAGGCCTCGCAGTCGCTCGCACCGGCACGGCGCGCAACTTCGCGGATCCCGGTGTCGAGGTTGCCCCAGCGCCGCGCGACCGCCTCGAGCAGGCGAATCGAGGCGCCGGAGATGTCCGTGCCGCCACGCGCGTACTGGTAGACCGCATGCTCGGCGAGGGTCGGATCCTCGCAATCGAGCATGACCATTTCTCGGCAGCGCATGGGCTCGCGCGGCAGTGCACGCGCTGCGGTACGCGCGGCTTGTTCTTCGGCGATCGCGCGTTGGATCTCGACGAGCGTGAAGGCGCCAGGCGCGCTCTGTTCGGCAGCGCGCGGCGCTGCGATGGGCAGGATCTCGCCGGTCTCGCGATCGATGCGCTCGCGCGCAGCTTGAGCGGCGGCGGCCATCAGTGCACCTGCGCGTCTGCGTTGGCGCCCAGCGTGTGCACGAGCTCGAGGCGCAGCGCCTCGAGCTCGTCGGCCGTGCGCGGCGCGTTCAACTTGCGGCACAGGCCGACGCAGATGTCGATCGCCGCCACCGCGACGATCAGCGCATCGAGTTGCGTGCCCGGCATCGCCTCGACCGCACGCGTGTCGGAACCGATGTTCGTCATGACGCCCCACCTTTCGTCGTATGAGCAGGGGGAGCAACTTTAGATCCGCACAACACCCCAGTGCAAGCGGTCTTGTGTTTCGCTAAAGCTCAGACGCCGAAATTGGTCGCGCACCGTATATGTTGTGCGCACGACCAGGTAGCAAACGGCAGGCGAAAACAGGTATCGGCAGCAATGCCGAGGAATCAGGCGCGGGGTTGCAGACGGCCGAGCAAATCGTCCCAGGAGCGGGATTCTTCCATCGCCTTGAGCGTGGTCAGCATCAGGAACTGCAGCAGCTCGAGCTGCTCGGGCGAGCAATTGGCCAGGCGCTGGTAGGGCACGCGCGGAAGCGGCCATTCCTCGGGCGGCGCGACCTCGCGCAGCACGTAGCCGGTCAGCTGCGAGATTCTCAGCAGTGTCTCGTGCTTGATGCCGTGGTGGTTGTTTTCCCAGTGAGAGACGTTAGGAGGAGTAACGCCGACGGCCTGCGCAAGCTGGGCCTGAGTCCAGCGCTTGTGCAGGCGTGCCGCGCGGACCCATTGACCCATCCCAGCTCTCTCCATGGACAGAGAGTTTAGATTCTGTAATCACTGTTGAAAGTGTGCATTTCTGCACATCGGAGGTATAGAGGGCGTAATCTTTTCGGCCCTTATGCAAGATTCCCGTTTCAACCGGGCCGTGGCGATCTTCGGGTCGCAGAAGGATCTCGCGCACGCGCTGGGCGTCACGCCCGGGCTGGTGGCGCAGTGGCGCCGCCGCGGCGTGCCCACCGAGCGCTGCTTCGAGATCGAGCGGCTGTCGCGCCAGATGGCCAGCGAGAAAGGCGACGAGACGCTCGTCATCGCCTGCGAGGAGCTGCGCCCGGATCTGCCGTGGTGCGTCGTGCGCGCGAACCCGTTGCCCTGCGCAGCGGCCGAGCCGAGCTGAACCTTCGCCGCGAAGGGCTCGAGCAGTGTCACGTGCCGCCGACGACGAGGACGACGATGCCGCGGGCAAGCATGCCGCGCGCTACCGCAAGGTCGAGGTTCGCACCTGGTCGGACAAACGGTTTCGGGAACTGTCTCGCATGCCGCCCTCGGCGCAGGGGCTGTGGCTGTACCTGCTGACCGGTCCGCACACGACGCTGATGCCCGGGCTGTTCGACATCGGGCGCGCGGGCCTGGCCGAGCGGCTGCACTGGTCGCTCACCGACTTCGATCGCTGCTTCGCCGAACTCGAGCGCATCGAGATGGCCTTCGCCGATTGGGACGCCGGCGTCGTGTGGCTGCCCAACGCGCTGCGGCACAACCCGCCCGCGAACCCGAACATCATCGTGCGCTGGGGCGCCGACATCGAGCTCGTGCCCGAGTGCGTGCTGCGCCGGCGCGCGCTCGAGGCGCTCGAGCGCCACGTCACCGGCCGCAGCGCGAAGTTCATCGAGGCCTTCGAGCGCGAGTTCGGCGCGGTGCTCGCGCGCTGCCGCGAGCTCGAGGCCGAGGATGCGGTCCGCGGCATTGCGCATGGCTGCGGAAACGGTTCCGGAAACGGTTCCGCAAACGGATCCCGAAATCAGGACCAGGAACAGTATCAGGAACAGAAGCAGGAGCAGGAGCAGAAACAGAACGCGAGCGCCTCGCGCTCGCGTCGCACGCGCGTCGCGCGCGCGAGCCGGGCCCCCGCACAAGGCCGAGCGGGCTTCGACCCGCTCGCCCTCGCGCTGCCCGCGTGGTTGCCGTTGCCCCTGTGGCAGCTCTGGGTCGAACACCGGCGCGAAATCCGCAAGCCGCTCACGAAGAAGGGCGCCGAGCTCACCCTGAAGAAGCTCGCCGCCTTCCGCGCGAACGGGGTCGACGCGAAGACCGCGATCGAGAACTCGATCGAGGCACGCTGGACGGGCCTCTTCGAGCCGGCGCGGCCACCGCGGCGCGGCGCCACCGCGGCGCGCTCGCCGCCGCAAGAAGCGTTGCTTGCCGCGAACCGTGCCGTCGCCGCGACCTGGTCCGGCCAGACGGCCGGCCCTGAGACGACGCCGCTGCCCGAGGACGACCCGCCATGACCGAAACCGACCGCGAACCGTTCGCGCAACTGTTGGCCGATGTGATGGCGTTCTATCGGCGCGACGCGAGTGCCTTCGCGCTCGAGGCTTGGTGGCAGGCGTGCCGGCGCTATCCGCTCGAGGCGGTGCGCGCCGCGTTCACGGCGCACGCGCGCGACCCCGAGCGCGGGGCGTTCGCGCCGATGCCGGCTGACGTCATCCGCCAGCTCGATGGCACAGCCGGCGACCGCGCGCTCGTCGCGTGGCACCGCGTGCTCGCGGCGATGCACTCGGTCGGGCACTACTCGTCGGTCGACTTCGGCGACGCGTTCGCGCACGCGGCGATCACTGACCTCGGCGGCTGGCCGGCCTTGTGCTGCGCGCGCACCGACGAGCTGGACTTCGCGCGACGGCGCTTCTGCGAGTCCTATCGCGCGTACCTGGCTGCCGGCGCCGTGCCACCGGACACGCCGCGGCGCCTGGCCGGAGAGCACGAGGCACGCAACGAGGCGCTCGGCTTCACCGTGGCCAGCGAGGGCCGCTGGGAATCGCTTGCGGCGCCCGACGACGTCGGCACGCTGCGCCAGGCGGTGGCGAGGCTGTCATGACGAGCGCGCGCGACCGGGCGATCGCCGACGACGCCGGCGCCGACTTCGCGCTGCGCTGCCGTGCCTACGGCTGCCCGCGCCAGTGGTCGGTGAACTTCGGCACGAAGCTGTGCTCGGCGCACGCGCTGGCCATCGATCCGCGCGAGTGGCCGCGCATCACCGCGGCGCTGCTCGCCGACGAGGCCGACCGCGCGCGCTTCGGGCCGCCGCCAGCTGCCCACGAGCGGCCGTCGATGACGAAGGCCGAAGGGCTCGCGGCGCTGGCTCTCGTGCGCGAGGGGCACCTGTTCGCACGCCAGCTGCCGCGCGACTGGGCGCATCGCCTGGAGCAGGCCGAACGCGACGGCCGGCCGTTGTCGGCACGCCAGCGCTCGGCCTGGCGCCAGGCCTGCGGGCATCAGATCCTCGACGCCGCCCAGCGTGGCGAGCCAGTGCCACGCGGGGCGATCACCGAGGCGCTCGAGGCGACGGGAGACATCGCGCCATGACCCACGACGACGGCGAGCTCGAGCAGCACGCTCGGGCGCTCTATCCGGGCGATGAGTACCTGCAGCAGCAGTGGCTGCGCGGCGTGCGCCTGGTGCGCACGACCGCGCGCGGCTGGCTGCTCGATGCACCGCCACTGCCGCCGCCGGTGCAGCACATCGCGCAAGGGGCCAGCTCGTGACGAACGCCGATCTGCCGATTCGCGCAAGCGCCGCGAACCTGATGCGGCTGCGCGAAGGCCTCGGCCTGGCGCAGACCGACATGGGGCGCTTGCTGCATGTCACCTCGCAGACGATTTGCCGCTGGGAGATCGGACACCGGCGGATCAACGCCTGGGCCTGGGAAGTCGTGCTCATCGAGGCCGGCCAGCATCCGCGCTATGTGCTTGCCTCGCAGCCCGAGGCACTGGAGCGCGACGACCTGACGATCGACGACACGAGCGTGCTGCGCGAGGCGCTGGCCGAGATTCTCGGCTGCAAGGTGCATGACATCCGACGCAAGGCGCCTGAGGCGGAACACGGTCGCTGGTTCTCCATTACCGTGCGTGCCGAGGTGCTGGAACGTGCTCGCGCCGCTCTCGCCGCCACCCGCGAGCCGACGATCCCCGAGGCTTCCATCCAATACAGCGACGAACTTACTGCGCGCGCGCCGGGTGAGAAGGCTGCATACCTGGAGGGCATCGAAGAGGGAAAGCGGCGCGCGCACCGTGATGGCGCCTCTGCGCCCGCAGTGCCGACGATCCCCGCAGAGGGGCAGGCGCCGGAGGACGTGCTGGACGCGTTCCGTGCATTGGAGATCGCTCGCGAGGCGCTGCAAGCCAATCACCAGTGGCACAAGGACTACGACGACCACGACGGCTACGAGGACAGCGAGCTCTACGAGCACAACCTCGCCGCCTTCTCGTGCATCGACGCGACGCTCCGTTCTCGTCCCACCGGCGCTGCCTCTGAACGCGGCACCACCCAGCGCGATGAGGACGTTGCGGCCTGGGCAAATCAGATCGCCGATATTTTGCGCAAGCACGCACCGCCTTGGAATGACCACGAGACTGGTTGGCAGGAGCGGTACCTTGCCAACCAGGACAGGATCATGGAAGTGGCGCTGGAGCTCGCCCGTCTACCCGGCACGGTAGTCACATCCGCCTGCGCCGCCCCCATCCCCGCCTCGCAGCAGGAGGCACGGCAGGAGCTGACAGACGATGAATTCGATCGCTTGCAGGAGGAATACGACTGCTGCGGCATTGATGCGCGGCTGCGGGATTTCGCCGATGCCTGCTTCGAGGCCGGTCGCCTCACCCGCCAGCCTGCCCAAGGAGACATCGAATGAGCCAGTATCGCAAGCAGTCTGTCGTCGAAGCCTTCCAGATGACGCGCGAGCGCCGCATGGACAACAGCGAATGGCCGGAGTGGCTGAATGAAGCCTGGAACAAGAACGAGGGCGAGGAAGGTGCGGTCTTCCGGCAGAACACAGACGCGCCGTTGCCCGATCTGCTGTGCATCTGGACACTGGAAGGCGTCCACTTGGTGAACTGGGATGACTGGATCATCCGAGGCGTGGCCGGCGAACTCTATCCCTGCAGGCCTGACATCTTCGCGCAGACCTACGAGCCTACCAAGGAGGAGCAACTCAGGGAGTACGTCTCGATGCTGCGCAAAGATGGTTGGCCTGACCTTGCCCGCGCGATCGAACTGCACCACGGCATCGTCCCTCCGGCTGACGAGGATCGCCTGCTATGACCACGACCAGCAAAATCCCAGCTCGGTTGCGCCGCGCGCGGCTGTCCGCGGGCCTGGACGGTGCACTTCAGTCGCGCGGATCGCGCCCGGCGTGCGCCGAGCACAGCAGCGACCGGCCGCCTCGCGGCGCCGCTCGCCCTCGAGCGCGGCGCGCAGCCCCGCCGAGAACGCGCGCAGCTCCGCGATCTGCTCGGGCGTGCGCCGCGCCGCGTAGGTGCGGTCTGGCAACGCCTGCGCCAGCGCGAGGCCGCCGGCCAGGCGCTGACGCCGTTCCAGGCCGCCGCCTGGCGCGCGGGCTTGCGCCTTCGTGAACCGGAGGCGCGGCCATGACCGAGAACATGATCGACCTGCGCATGTTGCATGCCCTGCAGGCGGCAAACCGGCGGCGCGAGGCGAGCGAGCTGCCGCCGCGCCTGAAGGTCGACGGAGCGCAACTGCTCAACCCGAAGGGCAAGCCAATCAAGCTGCGCGGCATCAACCTCGGTTGCGTCGGCGAGGACGGCCCGCAAGACGCGACCTCGATCGCCGCGCTCGGCGCCAACTGCGCGCGCGTGGCGCTGCGTTTCTGGGGCCATTACGGCGATCCGGCCGTCGACGCGCGCGATAACAACGGCTTCGCCTTCCTGCGGCACGCGTCGTTCACCGACTGGATCGACAAGATCACCGCCTGTTCCGAAGCTGGGCTGTGGGTGATTGCGTTCATCGACTCGAACTGCGGCCAATCGGGCACGCAGAACGCGCAGACGGTGGCCTATTGCGATCCATACCGCACGTGGGGCGCGCCAGGCCGCAACTTCTACACCGACGCGTCCATGCGGCGGCTGTTCACGCAGATCGTCTGGCCGGCGGCGGCCGCGCGGCTGCGCACGATCGCGCGCATCGCGCTGCTCGAGGTGCACCCGGAGCCAGCTGTCGGACGCGGCCCGGAATACGCTGCGGCGGTGGCGCGCGTGCAGCTCGAGGCGATCGCCGCGATCCGCGAGGTCGATTCAGACACGCCGTTCCTGCTCGGCGCGCGCGATGCGTACGACATCATGCTGTGCGAAGAAGCGTGGCTCGCCGAGCGCCACGACTGTGTCTATACGGGCAACCTGCTTTCGGGTTGGGTCACGAACCCGGACAAGTTCGATCGCGGTCTCGCCGCATTGACCGCGATGCGCGACGCCCGCAACGTGCCGATTCACGTGCAACAGCTCGGACGCAAGACGAGCGACGACCGCGACCTGGCGCACATGCGCCGCGCGCTCGACAAGATGACCGAGGCCGGCGTTGGTTACGCCTGGTGGCAGTGGAAGCAGAACACGAGCTCGCCCGATGGCTACGGGCTGAACTTCAAGACCGACGACGGCAACGGCTGGACGCAGAAGACCGACGAACTTGCCGCGCTCGAGCAGGTCTGGAGCGACTGATGCACACGGTGCGGCTCATCGACGGCCAGCAAGTCTCGAGCGAATCGGAGCAGTGGCGCCACGAGTGCGAGGCGCGCGCGATCGCGAAGCTGTCGACGCGTGAGGAACGCGACGCGTGGTTGTCGACGATCGCGATCCGGCGCGGCGAGCCTGCGGCCGAGCGGCTGCGCGAGACGATGCGGCATCTTGCGCCGTCGGGCTGCTACCACGAGTGGCGCGTGCAATCCAAGCGCGCATTGGGCGGGTGGTACGTGTGCCGCAAGTGTGGCGTCTCAAGGGAGTTCACATGGGACTGATTCGCGAGCTCGACGAATTGCCAGAGCCGGGAGCGATTGATGAATGAGCGCACCGACGCTGAACGGCTCGATTGGCTCGAGCGCCAGACGCAGCGCGGTGCGCTCTGGCTTGTGCGTCATCCGACCTATCCGAGCAGCGCGCGCGAACTCGCGCTCGCGCATGGATTCTTCGGAATGCGGTCGCTGCGCCGGGTGATCGACGAGGCAATGGCGCAGGATGGGCTCAGCCATGCAGGGCAATAGCAGCACGTTCTACAGCTCGCAAGCGTGGCGCGACGCACGCGCTGAATGTCGCCGACGCGCCGGCAATCGCTGCGAATGGTGCGGCGACCCGTGCCGCGCGAACGGCCGCGTCGACCATCGCATCCAGATCGCGGATCGGCCCGAACTGGCGCTCGTGCAGTCGAACCTGCGCCTGCTGTGCGCCGCCTGCGACAACCGTCGGCATGCGCCGGAGCGCGGCGGTGGCCGCGCGCTGGTGCGTGGCGCCGACGCCCAAGGTCTGCCGACGTCGCCCGACCACCACTGGAATCGGCCCAGCGCGACGGGCGGCGGTCGGGGGGGGACATTGGCAAATTCGGGCGACCGCGCGCGCAGCGTCCCCCGAAGCTGAATTTTTCGCGCGCCAAAATTCCGAGGGGCTGAAATCATGCCGGCCGGTCGACCTCGAAAAACCCTCGATTTACACCTGGTGGAATCCGGAAATCGGCCGCGTGCGCGCGATATTCGACGCCAGGCGGTCACGCCGGTTTCAGCGCCGGTCACGCGCGTTCCGAGGCGGTTGAATGCCGATCAACGGTCGGTCTGGCGCGATCTGGCGCGGTCGCTGCCGGTCGGATTGCTGCAGTCGGCCGACGCCGTGCGCTTCGAGGAGCTCGTCGTTGCAGTGGCGGCGCAGCGCCAGCTGCTCGCCGTCTTCAACGAGGCCGGCGGCCAGGTCTGGATCAAGCCGCGGGGGCGCCGCAAGGCAGGCTTGTCGCCGATCTACACCGAGCTCGCCGGGTTGTCGCAGCGCGTGCGAGTGCTCGCGGCCGAGTTCGCCATGACGCCGGCCTCGCGCTCGCACGTCACGCTACCGCAGCCGCCGAAGCCCGACGACCCGCTCGACGAGTTCACCGGCAAGAAGTGAAAGATGACAGCGCGCACCTCGACCCGGTCTCGGCCTACGCGCGCGACGTGCTCGCCGGCCGGATCCTCGCCGGGCCGCACGTGCGCGGCGCCTGCCGCCGGCACCTGGCCGACCTCGAGGCGGCGCCGGGGCGGGGCTGGCACTTCCGGCCGGAGCTCGCCGGGCGCGCGCTGCGCTTCTTCCCCAGGATCCTGCGCCTGAACGGCGGCCAGTTCGAGGGCAAGCCCTTCGAGCTCGGCGCCTGGCAGGCCTTCATCGCTGGCTCGATCTTCGGCTGGACGGACTCGGACGGCCTGCGGCGCTTCCAGGTCGCCTACGTCGAGACCGGCAAGGGCAACGGGAAGAGTCCGTTCGCCGCCGGCGTCGGGCTGTACATGATGGTGGCCGACGACGAGGCGCGCGCCGAGGTCTATGCGGCGGCGTCGACGCGCGATCAGGCGATGGTGCTGTACCGAGACGCCGTGGCCATGGTGGAACAGTCACCGTCGCTGGCGCAGCGTGTGCGGGTGATGGGCGGCGAGAACCCGTGGAACATGTCGCTGGCGGGTTCGTTCTTCCGGCCGATCGCCTCGGGCGATTCGCAGTCGGGCCCGCGGCCGCACTGCGGCCTGGTCGACGAGCTGCACGAGCACCGCGACGGCGACGTGCTCGAGATGCTGCGCGCGGGCCTGAAATTCCGGCGCTCGCCGTTGATCTTCATCACGACGAATGCCGGCTTCGACCGCACGACGGTGTGCTGGCTGTACCACGACAAGGCCTGCAAGGTGGCCGCCGGCACGATCGAGGACGACCGGTTCTTCTCGTACGTGTGCGCGCTCGACGACGGCGAGGATCCGCTCGAGAGCGAGGCCTGCTGGCCGAAGACGAACCCGAATCTGGGCGTCTCCATCCGGACGCCCTACCTGGCCGGCCAGGTCGCCGAGGCGCGGCTGATGCCGGCCAAGGAATCGAAGGTCCGGCGCCTGTGCTTCTGCGAGTGGGTCGACGCCGCGGCGCCGTGGATCTCAGGCGAGGCCTGGCGCGGCGCGGAGATCGAGCCGGCCGGCGACTTCCTCGCGTGGCTCGCGCCGGAGCAGGAACCGGTGACGCTCGCGGTCGACCTGTCGCTGACGACGGACCTGTCGGCGCTCGCGGCGGCTGCCGACGTCGCGGGCGTGTGCCGGGTCGGGGCCGAGTTTTGGACGCCTGGCGACACGTTGCGGGCCCGTGCCGACCGCGATGCGATCGACTACCCGCTGTGGGTCGCGCAGGGGCACCTGCAGGCGGTGCCGGGCATGACGCTCGACTACCGGCCGATCGCCGAGCGCATCGCCGCGATCGCGGCCGCGGTGCAGGTCAGGGCGGTCGTGTTCGATCGCTACAAGATGCCCTACCTGCGGCGCGAGCTCGAGGCGCTGAGCGTCGATCTGCCGCTGCAGGAGCACCCGCAGACCTTCGTGCGCCTGAAGGGCTCCGAGCTGTGGATGCCCGAGTCGATCAACCAGCTCGAGGCCGGGCTGCTTGGGCGCACGGTGGCCGTCTGGCGCAATCCGGTGCTGACGTGGAACGCGGCCTCGGCGGTCGTCCTGCAGGACGAGCAGGGCTCGCGCATCTTCTCCAAGCGCAAGTCGACGGGCCGCATCGACGGCCTGGTCGCCGTGACAATGGCGGTGGGTTCGATCCGCGCGCCGGTGCCGGCGATCGACGTCTCGGCCTGGATTGCGTAACGGTATCCGCTACTTTTGCGCGTACTGCGGTGTGCAGTACAAAAGCGATCATGTAGCGGATACCGCTACACTGTCGACATGCATCAGCTCAGCTTGACCGACCTGTGGGGGCCGACGCCCGACCTGATCCGCGAGCGGCGCCATGCGGCCGGCCTGACTCAGGCTGCCGCCGCGAAGATGGTGCTCCTGCGCGACAAGGCGCGCTGGAGCGAGTACGAGCGCGGTGTCGAGGCCATCGACGTGGCGCGTTGGGAGTTGTTCCTGCTGCTCACCGGCCAGCACCCGCACTACCTGCCGCTGCAGGCGCGCTGACGTATCAGTGCTGCTGCGCGCCGCGGCCCTTCGCGCGCCGCAGGCCGAACAGCAAGCCGGCCAGGCCGCCGCCGCCGATCGCGATCTGCGCCACGGCGACGCCGCCGGTGCCGCCCAGGTGAACGAAGGCGCCGGCGATGGCGCCAGCGAACAGACCCGCGGCGACGTAGCCGACGACGATCAGGACGTTTGTGAGAGTGCGAAGAATGCTCATGCTTCGCTATCGGCAGTGTCTGCTCGACCGTTAAGCACCGTTGACGTCCGCGTTCGCTGAGCGAACAATCCGGCGCACATGAGCACCGCGCCGCGTCATCGTCCGCCGCTGCCCGAACGGCGCACGACGACGCCGCCCGATGATCGTCGGGCGACGGTCCCCACCGGCCCGGCTTCCCCGAATCCTCGAGGGGCCGGCCATGGGACACCTGATCGTCAAGCGCGCTGAGAGCGCGGCCGACACGGCCGGCACCGATGCCGGCCATCCCCGCTTCGTCCTGTCCACCGACGCGCCCGACTTGATGGGCGACGTCGTCGTGCAGTCGGGGCTCACGATCCCCGACCGCCTGCCCGCGCAGATCGACCACTCGGGCTCGATGTGGGCCGCGATCGGCAAGTGGATCGACGTCGAGCGCGACGCGCATCGCACGCTGGCCACGCTGGCGCTGCTGCCCGAGGGCACTTCCAAGGCCGCGGACCTGGTGCGCGGCATGGTGCAGGCCGGCCTTCGCCTGGCCGCCTCGATCGGGTTCGACCCGACCGAATGGGAACGCATCACGGAGCCCAAGACCGAGCGCACGACGGGTTATCGCTTCCTGAAAGCGAACCTGCTCGAGGCCTCGGTCGTCGTCGTTCCCGCCAATCCCGAAGCGCTGGCCGTGGCAAAGCGGCTCGGCGCCCCGCGCGCGCTGCTCGCGCTCGCCGGCCTCGAGCCGGCCGCCGATGCCGCAGCTCGGGCGAGACTTCGCGCCGCCGCCGCGCTCGCCCAGGTCAATCGCGCACTGCTGACCACGAGGACGCCATGAAAACCCTCGCCCAACGGATCCAGGAAGCGCTGGCGGCGCTCAATACCACGCGCGACAGGCTCATCGAAGCGACGAAGTCGCTCGATGACGCGGCCGACACCGCCTCGATCGATGCGGTCACCACGCTCGTCGACCAGCTGACCATCCAGGCCGAGACCGAGGTGAAGTCGCTCGAGGCGCTGCAGCGCGCCGAGAAGATCCTCGCCGGCCGCGCCACTACCGCCGCGAACGACCCGGCTGCCGGCGCCTCGTCCGGCGCGCCGGCGCACCTGCTCGCCCCGCGTGGCATGCCGTCGAAGGAAAAGGCCGCGAACCTCATCGTGCGCGCCGCGGTCGTCGCGTTCGAGGCCTATCACAAGCACGAGCCGGTCGAGGCCGTGCTGCAGCGCCGCTACGGCGACGACGAGCCGACGCGCGCGGTCGTGCTGCAGTTGACGACCAAGGCCGCGCAGAATCCCGCGATGACCTCGGTCGCGGGCTGGGCGCAGGAGCTCACGCGCGTGTCCTATGGCGCCTTCATCGACCTCCTGACGCCCGAGTCCGTGATTCCGCGCATGCCGCTCGCGCGGTACGACTTCGCGGGATCGTCGAAGATCCTGATCCCGATGCGCGCCGGCGGGGTGGCGGGCCTGACGACGCCGAACCTGGCCGGAGCCTTCCGCGCCGAGGGCGACCCGATCCGCGTCGGTTCGGTGCAGACGACCTCGCTCGCGCTGACGCCGAAGTCGCTCGGCGTGATCGGCACTTACACGATGGAGCTCCTGGAGCGCTCGACGCCCTCGATCGAGACCATCATCCAAAACGCGATGACGCGCGACACCGGCATCGCGCTCGATTTGGCCTTCCTGGGCGCGAATGCGGGCTCGGCCAAGCAGCCGCCGGGCCTGCAGACCTTCGCCACGGGCGCGAACACGCGCCCGAGCTCGGGCAACAACGTCGCGCAGATCACCGCGGACATCCGCTCCGCGGCGCAGCAGATGGCCGCCACCGGCAACGGGCGGCGCCCGGTCTGGCTGATGAACGACGCGCGGGCGATCGGGATCTCGCTGGCGCTCACCGCCGCGGGCACGCTCGCCTTCCCGACCATGGCCGACAACATGCTGCTCGGCTACCCGGTGATCCGCTCGCTGAACGTGCCGAGCGACATCGTCTTCCTGGTCGACGCGGCCGAGATCCCCTTCGCCGGCGATGCGCCGCGCTTCCTGGGCACGGAGGTCGCGACGCTGCACGAAGAGGACACGGCGCCGCTGCCGATCGCGTCGACCGGCGCGCCGAACACGGTCGCGGCGCCCGCGCGCAGCCTGTTCCAGACCAACTCCGCCGCGCTGCGCGCGATCTGGGACGTTGACTGGAATTCGCTCATGGCCGGAGCGGTCCAGACGATCACGGCCTGCGCCTGGTAGAGGCGGCTTTCTCGACCACCCGCGCGGCCGCTCTCGTGCTCCGGGGGATTGGGCAGTTGCCGCCCGGAGCGCCGCGCGGGGCTTTTTCGCTGAAAGGGGGCACGGCATGACGGACATCGACGACCACGCGCTGAACCTGTGGATCCCATGCCCCGGGGTCGCCGCGCGTTACGGGCAGCCGCCCGGCTTCGTCGCGGTTCCGATTGGCGAGCATGAGACGCTCATCGGCGCCGGCGAGGCGCAGTCGACCGACGTCGGCGCCGTGCACTTCTGGGAGATCGGCGACTGCTCGCACGGGCCCGATCCCGCGCCGCCGGCGCCGCCCGCGCCGCTGCCGCCGCCCGCGCCACGTCGGCGTGCCACGAAGGAATGAACCGTGACGACGCCCGAGCGCCGCGTGACGATCTGGGCCTTCGAGTCGCTCGACGAGCTCGGCGGCGCGACCGGCTTGGTCGAGACCGAGGAATCCGTCGCGAACCGCCTGGTCGCCGCCGGCCGCGTGCAGGATCCGCGCGTGGGCGCGCAGTGGCTCAAGCCCATCGGTGCCGCTGGGACACGAACGTACACCACGCGCGAGCTGCGCGCCGCACCGCCGGACATGCCTGAGCCCGTGCGGCGCGCGCCAGGCCGCCCGCGCAAGGCGGGGTGACA